ACTATGAGGCTGCCCTCTTGTGGCTTTATAGATACCCCCTGGTTTGGAAACTCTATCTCCCCACCTTCGTAGTCATCGTTAAGATAAACTATCATAGAGAACGCTAGTGTTGTATGACCATCATAATTATCACAATGTGGCCCCATTCCAGAACCTGCAGCCCACTCTCTAATTGGAATTTCTCCCATTGGAAGTATGTAATTTTCTGGGTCTATATTTTTTGATTTTAAATAATTATTTATACACATATCAAATGCCATCTTTAAGCTATTGCTTATATAAAGAATTTTTTGATCTAGCCTTGATCCAGAATTGTTTTCTTTTATGCTGTTTGTTAAAACATTTTTGTTTTTACCGTATATAATATTTGGATTATCGCTTGCAGTCCATGGGCTCCATTGTGTTATTTTTGAATAGCTTTCTGGATTTGCATCTACTTCATTTATAAAAGCAACTAATTCTTTTGGGTAGCTTACAACATTTTTAAAATGCCATATATTGTTTTCTAGTGCCTGCGGTATGAACATGTGGTACATGTCGTTTGGATCAAAGCCTTTTTTATCTTCTTGCATTATATGTTTTCCACTTCTGAGGCTGGTACTGGTGCTCCGTATGGGGTTAGCCTTAAACCTTTTTCACGAACTTGCTTCCACTCTTCTTGTTCGCCCTTTTGATGTGCTCTAACTTCAGCTAGCTCTTTTGCCCATTCATCTCTAAGCTCTTGAGGATAATCAGACTCTTCTCTATCGTCCCAAAAAGATCCAAGCGTATATCTTGGCGCTCCTTTTACTACGGTAACCTCATGCATGTTTTTATGACCACCATGAAAAATTAAAAATGACCCAGCTTTTGGCGTAACCTCAAAAGGCTTGTTTCCATGATCTGCGTCAAACTTTAAAAGGCCTCCTTCAAAATTGTCATTCAGATAAAGAAAACCAGCGTATCTACTTCTTGTAAACGCACCCATCTTTCCTTCTGAATCGCTGTTGTCTGAGTGCTTGGGTGCAAATGCTCCTGGTAGCCATCTTTGTACGTGAAAACTAATCTTAGACATCTCTTCTGGAGTTTTACCAGCTAGCTCTGCTGCAGACTCTTTAAATCTATTTTGCAAGTCTGAAAACCATGTATCTGAAAGTCCAAGTTCTTTTAGTACTGGTTCACCGTCATAAGGGTACCTGGCTGAGTAGGACTCATAAAAAGAAATTCCTTTCCAGTAATCTGGGTCGGACTCCACGAGTCTATCAAGGACTCCAAGAACAGATTCACATTCTTCTTTTGTTATAAAGTCCTCATACAAAAATATATCTTCTGTTAGTTTTATTAAGTTCATCACATTCCCTCTGGGCCTGATTTGTTTCCAGTTAAGTCATCATACTTTGTTGGAACACCATCTTGTAGGTATCTCATATTTCTAGGATTTTCGTGCTCTAATCTTTTGAATTCTTTTTTCATCCAGTTAGCAGCGCCCAGTTTCTTTTGATTTTCTAACCACTCTGGATGTCCGTCATAGGGGTACATAACAAAGTTTCTTACAAAGAATTTTTCTCCATTATATATTGTTTTAACCCCGTGGAAATATGGGTCGTCTGAAGGGAATACTAATATATCCCCAGCTTGTGGCTTATGGTTAATGATATCACCATTGACAAAGAACTCAATGTCTCCTCCATCATAATTATCATTAATATACATGGTGCAGGTTAATTGAAATTTAGATCCTGGCATGTCTCTTTCTGAAATAATAAAGTCTGTGTGGTATTGCATGGTCATCTTATTGTCAAGTACGTCAACTTGATCTGTATACTTTGAAAAAGAGCATCCGCTAAAATGCCAATTAGGCTTTAATTCAATGTCATGTCTTTTAATATAGTCAAGCAATACTGCATCATAAGCAGCTTGAATTTGATCAACAAAATCTTTTTCTTCTATAAACATTGGGTCAGATTTTTGATTTTCATCTACCTCTAATGAATTTTTTGCTTGAGAGTAAGTACCAAAATGTGCCCAAGGGTCCCATGTCTTTAGAAGATGCTTACCTTCAGAAGTCTGTTCTGATTTTTTCATTGTCTCATACAGAGCCTGTGGGTCCTTTAAAACATTTCTGTAAACATCTACTTTTGGATATAGCTCTACGTATTCTAAATTTGTCATGGCTGTCTTTCTCCTGTATGTTTCATTATCGTCCAAAAAAATGGCGAAGTAAATCTATTTCCTGCTGTGACTGGCCTTACACCGTGTGTGTAATACATATCTCCTGGGAAGAAATATGCTGCACCTGCCTTTGGTTTAAACTCAATTCCGTGTTGTGGAAAATATAACTCCCCGCCCTCATAGTCATCATTAAAATAAAATAGTCCAGCTAGGTCGTACCAAGGAAAATCATTTGGCCTTCCTTTTTCTATTCCAGTATGAAACTCTTTATCTGCGTGTGGCTCTTGTCTTGCACCAACAGGCCATCTTACAATTGCGGGGCCAGTTTCTTGTGCATCTACACTAAAAAATTTATCTACTTCAATTTTTAATCTTGCGATCATTGAATTAATCAACTCTAATATTGTTGGGTCTGACTCCATCAAAGAGTTGTATGTACATACTCGATCTTTCCATATGTTTGCATCATATAGCACAAGGCCATCCTCATCTACGTGGGTTTCAGTCTGATCCCAAACTTTATTATTTAAAGCAAAGTTTATAAGCCTTTGTCTTTCTTCTTCTGTTAAAAAGTTTTCTAGCTCTATAATATTGTCTGAGGATGAACCGAAAAATCCAGATGGCGTAATTGATTTAGGTGCATGAAGCTGGATGTCTTTATTTGCTATTTTCATAAATTCTCTTTCCGTTAATGCTACAAGATAATTTTACCATGTTATTGATCTTTGCCCTCAATGACTTTTAACCTTATTGCCTTTACCTGGTGTTTTCCCAAAGATCTTCCAAGATGGTCTGTGGCATTTCGATAGAAGTTGGTCCATTTTCCAACCCCGTTAGATTCTGCACCAGCCTTATTATATTCACTGGCATCGAATGTTCTTTCTGGCATTTGTGAAGAATCTAAAAACTCTATTTCTGAATCCTGGAGTGCCTCTAAATTTATTGGCAATATGGAAAATATTGGAGTGTTTGCCTTTATTGTTATTTCTACGTTGGGCCTAGTAACTCTTATTGCACATGAAAGATCTCCATTATAAAAAGAAGAACTCATTATGGTTGTAAATGGCTCATATCCGTCTACAAAATTATTGGGGACTGGCATCGTCAGAAGGCTGTGATTTTCATCTGTCTTAAATGTTATACCAGTGTTAAAGCTTACTGTTGCATTTGATCTTTCAGCGTAAGCATACTTTTCACCAGCTAATATTTTTACATGGTCTGGCGTTGAATCAGATATGCCGTCCCATATAAAAGTTATATCTTCTGGGAATGACATTGCCCAACCCATCTGATTTGTAAGGCTTACTGGAAAACACTTGTATGCGTGTGCTTCCCATGTCTCATCCATCCAGTCTCTTTTTACGGACAATGGGAGAATTGTGGCCGAAAGATCTTTTGTCTTATAAGCTTTTAGTTTTACCATCGTTTAATCTTTTTTCTACAAGTGCACGATATTCATCATTGTGTGTATTGTCGTTATAGTCTAGCATTGTAACTATAGAATACTTTGTGCCGCTTTCTACTGGCATTGCAACATGAGAATAGATATAGGTAGATGGGAATATATATAAATCTCCAGCCTTTGGCTTAATCTTTAGATTTAATTTTGGGAACCATAGCTCTCCGCCTACATAATCATCGTTTGGATACGCAACTAAAGATACTGTTGCTGTGTAGGAAAATCCGTGGTCCGCATGCTCTTGAAAATGTTGACCTGGGCCATAAGAAATAAAATTCATTACTTCCCAGAAATCCATTCTTACGCTATGGAATGAGCAGTAGTCTTCTGCCGCTGGGCCTTGAGCATCTTTTGCATCTTGCCAAATTTGATTTATTTCTCTATCAAAATCATTTCTTATTACTGGCACTGGGCCTATCTTTACATCTTGACAATCTCTATAGCTTGGCCTTGTTTCATCGTAGCCTACAGTTGCGCCTCTCCAGTTATACTGGCCATTACTTTCATTTACAACTGAAACAAGTCTTTCCATTAAATTTAGATCTGGCTTTACTACGTCTCGATATACCCATA